TTATTTAATTTTTAATTTAAAAAATAATATTGGGGAAAATAAAAAATACGAACTTCCGTATCCATTTAATATTAAAAAAATTGACAATTATTTGACATTTGATTATAAGTTAGAATCAATTTCTAAAAATGACTCAGAACTTTATTACAGATTATTATCATTAAATAAAAATCAAGTTTCTAGATTCTACAATAGCAAAGTATTATTATTTGAGAAAAATTCACTTGATCTTTCGGTTGTTTGAGAGTAGTATGGTTTGATGGTATTGTTAGATTACTTTCCTTACGAAGGTGGAAAATACGAACCTTCTGAAGAACAAACACACTTAATTGAAGAGATAGATTCCGCCTTTAAAAGTGGATATAAATTTGTAATTTGTTGTGCTCCCACTGGAAGTGGTAAGTCGTTTTTATCAAAAACACTTGCAAACTTCTCAAAAGATGCTACCGATAAATTTAGAAATTTAATCGAATCTTATAATGCTTTCAGAGCAGATCAATACGGAGATTATTTGAGAGCAGATGAATGTAGAGACGAACCTTCTTTTGGAGCTTTTGCGCTGACTATTACAAAAGGATTACAAGATCAATACACAAATAGTTTTAACGATGCATTTTCTTTGAAAGGAAAGAGTAGTTATATTTGTAGAGTTGATCCAAGTTGTGATGTGGAAGTAGCTCCTTGTCTTTTTAATTCTAAATTAAAAGAAGGATGCATTTTAAACTCTCGTTGTGATTATTATAATAATAGAAGAGATACATTAATTAACAAATTCGGAATTCTTAATTATAGTATGTTTCTTTCTCTTCCTGATCATGTAAAGAGAAGAGAATATATTGTTTGTGATGAAGCTTCGGAACTAGAAGATGAATTGGTAAAGCGTTTTAGTAGAAGTTTAAATTACAAAATCCTAAAAAGACTAGGGTTTAAACCACAAGACGTACCAGTAGAAAATTACAAAAAGTTTAGAATTTGGTTGGAAAGTCTTAAAATTAATTTAGGAAACGAAGTAGAAGAACTTAAAAAAGTTTTAAACAAAAAGAAAAAGAGTACATTCATCGATTCTGATGTTCAAAGGTATAAACTTTTTAGTAATTTACATTCTCAAATAAAAGTAACATTAGATACATGGGAAGAATGTGAATATGTAATTGAACATAACTTAGAAGGTGTAACATTAAAGCCACTCAGAGTTGAAAGATTGTCTGATAGTATTTTTAGATTTGGTGACAAAGTATTGTTAATGTCTGCGACAATTATTGATCATGCTAATTTTGCTAAAACATTAGGAATCAAGAAATATAAGTATATTGAAGTAGATTCGGCATTTGAACCTAAAAATGCTCCCATCTATGTAAAAGTAGGCGAAAAGATTAATTTTAAGAATTTAAAAGAAAAACTTCCGAAGTTATGCGAAAATACTTTAAAAATATGTGAACTGCATAAACACCAAAAAGGAATTATCCATACTCATACTATGGAAATTACTCAGTATTTAAAAGACCGAACAAATGATCCTAGATTTCTATTCAGAATAGACGGGCAAAATAACGAAGCTATTATTAAACAGCATATTGAATCAAAAGAACCTACTATATTAGTGAGTCCTTCAATGGCATTCGGAGTAGATTTGAAAGAAGATCTGGCTAGATTTCAAATATTATTGAAAGCGGCATACATGCCATTAAATGACGAACGAATTAAAAGACTCTTCAAAGAAGATCCTGATTGGTATGTTAATAAAATGTTGAATAATTTAATTCAAGCTTGTGGTAGAGGAGTAAGAACAAAAAATGATAAATGTATCACTTATATCTTAGATGGAACAATCACAGATGCGGTTATACGATCAGTAAGGAAATTGCCCAAGTATTTTATTTCAAGATTCGTTTAAATTATTATTTCTTCTAAATAATGTATAGAAGAAATGTATAATAAAGGATTTTATTTTGAAATACACGATCTACTGGTGCAATTTGTTGCAGCAATGGACGATGTTATTATTTCTAGATACGATAAAAATCGTGTAGAAAAAGAACAAATAAAGGTAAGATATGTTCATGCTCCAGTTCAGCGGGTTCTTTTAGACATAATAAACAAATCCCAAAACATAACAGTTCCCGTAATAGCTGTTAACATAACTTCTATTGATAGAGACGAAAATAGAGTTTTCAATAAAATCGAAGGATTTTACAACACGGCTTCTCGTGGAGTTAATACCACAACACCAAAAGTACCAATGCCGATACCAATTAATGTCGGGGTTTCGGTTACTATATTAACTAATTATCAAAGCGACATGGATCAAATTCTTTCGAATTTCGTTCCGTATTCTAATCCTTACTTAATAATTTCTTGGAAAATTCCGTTTGAATTTGGTTTGCCTGAATTATCCGAAATACGTTCTGAAGTATTATGGAGCGGTTCTATTCAGGTAGAACAACCGATAGAATTGCAATCAACAGACAAACCAAGATTTCAATCCACTACTAATTTCACTATTAAGGGTTGGTTGTTTCCTGCTGCTGCTAAAGATCCTCTCAAAACTATTTATTTTATAGATTCTAATTTTCATTTAACAAACAGATCTATACTACAATATGATTTGTTTGATGAATTAGCTGCGGAAAATACACAATCAGAAACTATATCTATTTCTGCTGCCCCTTTATTGACAAATATTTATTTGTTAAATTCCAATGGTTCTTATCCAGTAGAATTAGTAGGAGATTCTCAAGTAATAAAAACAAAAAATCAAAATCTATCATTTAATATACTAGGAGAAATGCTTCAATATACCACTTCTATATTGATAAGCACAAATCAAACTAGTATGTATCAAACTTTAACTTCATTTGAGTTTGAATATTATCCACCGTTGAGTGGTTATTTAATTCCAAGTTCTTATTACACTATAATGGGAGAGAATGTTATTCATCTGACATTACCACCTTTATCTGCTCAAGGAGATTTTAATATTGCTGTTGTTAACTCAGTCGGTTGGAAAGACACAAATAGTATAAATACATTCTTGAACTATATTTCAGCGTAATACAGAGTAAATAGAATCATGGCTGAAATTAATGGATCTACGTCCTTTAAACAAGAGTTGATGAATTATATTTCATCTAAACTTCCGTATTCTGGTTTTGATACTACTCAAATGGTTCAGAATTTAAATCCGAAGTATCGTTATTTCGAAGATACGGGAATGAAAAGAGCAGAGGTTCTTTCTCGTCATTCAATTTCGCAAAATTTTGAATTTAACAACGAAACTGTAGGAACTGTATCTTCGGATAAACGATACAGTGAAGTGATGTATGCCAATATCCAAAAAGATAAATTGGCTCGTGTTAAAGATTATCGTATCATGGCAGCTTTCTCAGAAGTTGCAAATGCATTAGATGAGATTTGTGATGAAATTATCAATATAGATCCACATACTAGTAGCTGTCTGAAAATAAAATACAGAAACGTTAATCTTTCTGATTTTCAAAAAGAAACAATTGAAAAGGAATTTTTAAAGTATACTAATTATTTTGACTTCGAGCACAAAGGATGGAGTTATTTTCGTCAATTATTAGTAGAAGGAGAAATCTATTGGGAACATATTATCCATAAAGATTATGTAGAAGAAGGAGTTTTGGGAGTTGTGCAAGTTCCCACTGAATTAATTGATCCTGTATTTTCTAATGTACAAAACGTAATGGTAAAGGGTTATTTGTATCGTAAACCTAAATTCGATCCAAATAATCCATTAAAACAAATTGGAATTGATTACATTCCGATGGATAAAAATCAGATTACTTATGTACATTCTGACGTATGGAACGAAAGCAAAACAATGCGTTTGCCATTTTTAGAAAATGCTCGCAGAGCTTATCGTCAATTGTCGATGATTGAAGATTCGATTATCATTTATCGTTTGGCTCGTGCTCCAGAACGTTTAGTGTTTAATGTGGATGTTGGTAACATGCCAGCACCAAAAGCAGAGGCGTATCTTCGTAAATTAATTACGAATTATTGGTCTTCTAAAACATATGATCCAGATCAAGGAAATATTGTACAAAAGTTTAAGCCACAATCTATTTTAGATAACTTTTGGTTTGCAAAACGTGCTGGATCTGAAGGAACTAGCGTAACACAGTTGGCTGGAGCATGTTTAGCTATGAATACTAAAGTTCCATTATTGGACGGAAGAACTTTAACTATAAGCGAAATTGAGCAAGAAATCAAAGAAGATAAGAAAGTATGGGTGTATAGCACAGATCCGAAAACTGGTCACGTAGCCCCCGGTTTAGTTACTTGGGCTGGCGTTACACAAGAAGAAGCTGAAGTGTATAAACTTACTTTTGATAATGGAAAAGAATTAATTTGTACACCTGATCATAAATTCCCAATTTTAGGAAAAGGATTTGTAGAAGCAAAAGATCTAGAAATAGGCGAGAGTATGATACCTTTTTACACTAAGAACGAAAAAATTAGTAAGAATACTAATGAATATGAAATGGTATATCAAAATGATACCAAAACATGGGAATATACCCATAGAATGGTAGCTAATTTCTTCAAAAATGTTAATGAACATGAGGAAATGACATATTCCGAAAAATATTTAAGTTCTAAGAAAGATGTAATCCATCATAAAAATTTAAATCGTTTCGACAATGCTCCTGATAATTTAGCATTTATTAATGCCAAAGATCATATCATTTTACATAGAGATATAAAATTCGAACCAATGATAGGAACTATGGCTTCTGTCGAAAGATTGAAATATCTCAAAGAAAATAATTACGAAAAATACGAAGAGTACTGTAAAAAAATATCACAAAACACAAAAAATATGTGGTCTTCTTTTTCAGAAAAAGAAAAAACTGAACACTGTTCTAAAATAAGTAAGGAAATTAAAGAATATTTTTCCAATTTATCACCAGAAGAGAGAGCGGTTCGTGCAGAAATCTCAAGAGAAAATGGAAAATTAGGTCCAATTGCTTTAGGAGAAAAGCTAAAAGATTCAGAATTTAAGAAAGAATATGGATCGAAGATAAGCAAAGGACTTAAATCAAAGTTTGCTGCAATGTCTGAAGAAGAAAGAAAAATTCATTTTTCTAAATCTTACGAAAAATTATTGAAAAATGAAAATTATGTAAATGCTTCAAAAAAATTAACAGAAACACAATCTTTTATTTTTGATGATAAGATTCTTAAATTTGTAATTGATCAAGTACGCGGAAAGACTACACATGAAGTAACAAAGGAAGACTTATGTGATATTATTAACAATACTCCAGAAATTCTTGGTCATTTCTTGAAGTTAAATGAAGGTAGAAAGATTAAAAATTGGTGTGGAACTAAGATTTCTTATACTCATTTTGCACCGATGGTTAAGAGCTTTGGATATAAAACATGGAAGCAATTCCGCAAAGAATGCGAACTATTCAACCATCGTTTAGTTAGTGTCGAGAAGCTTCCTAACAAGATTCAAGTAGGTACATTGACGATTGATAATGAAGAAAGATATCATGGTTATCATACGTTTGCCCTTGATTGTGGGGTATTTACGAAAAATTCAAATCTTGGAGAATTAGCAGATTTGATGTACTTCGTTAAGAAACTTTATCAATCTCTAAAGGTTCCTACGACTCGTTTAGATCCACAAGATGCATTTCGTGATGGTGCTGATATGCTTCGTGAAGAATTAAAATTTGCTCGTTTTATTATTCGTTTGCAAAATATTTTTGCAAGTGGATTAAAGAACGGATTTATTACACATTTACAATTAAAAGGAATGTGGAAAGAATATGAATTAAAAGAAGAAACTATTCATATTGAATTTAATGTTCCAACTAACTTCTACGAATTGAGAGAAAGTCAAAAGTTAGAACTTAAAGTGCAAAACTTTGGTTCATTAGCATCAAATGAATCTATTTCTCCGTCTTTTGCACAGAAAAGATATTTAGGATGGAGTGATATTGATATTAAAGCTAATCGCGAATTCCTAAGAAAAGATAAAGAATTACGTTGGGAATTAACTCAAATTGAAAATATGGGACCAAATTGGAAACAAGCCATAGCTGCACAAGCAGAAGCAGGAGGAGCACCCGGAGGCGGAGCACCCGGAGGCGGAGCACCACCAAGTGGTGGTATGGGTGGAGGAATGGGTGGTGGCGGAATGGGAGGAATGGGCGGAGCACCACCTCCACCAGAAGGAGGAGAAGAATCACCACCTCCAGAAGCTGGCGCAGAAGCTCCACCACCAGCAGAAGGAGCACCACCAGCAGAAGGATAAAATAGAAAAGCCTATCGTTTAACAATGATAGGCTTTTTCGTTAAATAATTATATGTCTTGTGATAATTTAATGCCGGTTTCGGCTTTTCAGAATACCAATCTGAATAATAAAATGGATTCTTTTGATAAGTTGGCACAAAGAATAGTAAGAACTCTTGGTGCACCATTAGTTTCTGTTGAAATTAGTCAAGATCAATTGTTCGATGCTATTTCACAAGCTTGTGAATTTTTCACCAAATATGCCGGATATACCCAAGAATATCTAGTAATAGATTCTTCTCTATACGAAAAAGGTAGAGGATTGCCTATTGATAAGTTATTTACGCTTGCCAATAAAAATATATCAGAACCAAATCGTGTAACACACCGTACACAATCTAGAGACACTGCTCCTTATATACACAGCGAAGATACTTTTTATATTTCTGCTTCTGCTCTTAATAAAGCTTTCTTTTCTATTAATTCTGAATTATCTGGATTATTTGTAGATGGACTAGAAAGAAATGTTATTTTAGATTACGCTACATATAATAAAGTGGTCACGGCATTTGCAAATGATCCTACATTAAATGTAATACCTATTTCAACATATTTTATACCATCTTATAGTCAGACTATTAGTATGAAAGGAATAGTGGATGAAAAACAACCTACTGTTATCTATAACAATATGTTTGATTATGATGCTATGGATTACAGAAAAGTCATGGCTGTTACAGATTTCCAAGAAGGAGCATCTACTGGTATTAATACTTTGTTTACTATTGAACAAACTCTTGCTCAGCAAACTTATTTTAGTTATGCAATGGGTAACTACGGATTTGATTTAATTAGTTGGTACACAGTAAAACAATGGCTAGATACTCGTGAAAAAGTTTTAGCAACTAAAAGATCATTTGAATTTGACGATAGAACTCAAATTTTAAGAATATATCCAGAACCAACAGATTCCGTAAGATTTTATGGAGTTATTTATTGTTATGTAGAACGTCCAATACGTGATGTTATTAAAGAAATGTGGGTTTATCACTATGCCTTAGCTCTTACAAAAATAACAGTTGGAATGGTAAGAGGTAAATTTAGTAATGTAAATCTATTTGGTGGGCAAGTTTTTACAAATGACTTAATGCAACAAGGTTTAACTGAAAAAGAAAAGCTAGAAACTCAATTGTTTAATAACGCCGCCGCGTTCGGAGACGCTCCACCAGCGATATTCTGTGTAGGTTAAGGTGATGGTGATCCGCGAATACTAAGATAAATACTTATGTATGACGGAAAATACAAAGTTAATGTTTATGTTGATATAAATCCGATAACTAAAAAAATTTTTTATGTTGGGATAGGATCTTATTTTAGAGTTTCTTATTTAAAAAGAAACTCTATTCATCAAAAGATAGTTAATAGCTTACCAGATAATTATTTCATAAGAAAAATAATATATAAAATGATTCCATTAGAAAAAGCATGGAAAATAGAAAAACAAATAATCAAAAAATGTGGAAGATTAGTTACTAGAGATGGATATTTGTCTAATATAGATGCAGGAGGGAAGTCTCCGGGAAGACATAAATACATTAATTTGAGAAAGGGGAAATCTTACGAAGAACAATACGGAAAAAATAAAGATCTAATAATAAAAAAACAAGTAGAAAATAGATTAAAATCTAAAAGACTAAGAATGGAAAAAGTTGGTAAAACGGAAAAAGAAATTAAAAGTACGCAACAAAGAATAGAAAGAAGAAAAAATAAACAATTTACAGAAAGAGAACTAGAATCATTTAAGAAAATCTCCGAGAGACAACAAGGCAAAAAGATGCGAGAAAGACTCAATAATCCTAATTGGGTTAATCCATCAAAAGGAAAAACTGCTATAGAAATATACGGGGAAAATTACAATGGCCCTCCTAATAAAGGAAAAACCTATAAAGAAATGAAAGGAGAAGATTGTATATTTCCCACAGCAAAGCCATTCTTTATACAAATAGATGACGAAACACCTATTTTTTGTGAATCCGAAAGCTTTTTCTGCAAAACATTTAATTCATATGATACTCTTTTGAGAAAATTTAAAAAATCAAAAGAAAATGGACATAAAATAACAAGACAATTAAACAGTAGTCATTATTTTTCTGATAAATCTATAATCAAGTTAATTCCTTGTAATATAGAGGATAATCCTAAATTAGATATAAATATTATAAACGATATTATAAATCGCCAAAAAGAAAAAATCGAAAATTGGATTTTTTTGAAAAATAACAAAACTAAACATAAAACAAAAAAATATTTAAATTTTAAATATAAATTTCCTTTTAATATCATTATAAATGATAACGAACCTGTCTATTGTCTTAGCGAAACCGATTGTTGTAATAAATTTAAATGTGATAGATCTTTATTAGGAAGAATCAAAAAACTTCCAAATATGACATATCATATGAAAAAACGGGCTGGAAGTGCTAAACATATATTTCCAGACAATTCCGTAATTAGAATAGAATACATAAAATAAACTACTTATGAAAACTTTATACAAACATTTTTTAATACTTTGTTTATTGATTTCTGGGTGTTCGACACCTACGGCAAATTATACAAAATATCAAAAAGAGATTGATATGAAGCAACAAAAGCTTCAAGAAGATGCCAAAGATTTCATAGCAACTGCTAAAAATATTTTAAATAAAACAGATTTAAAAAGATCTGAAATCAAAAGAGCTATTGATATAATAGAAAAAAGTCAAACACTTTTAGGAGCAAAAATAGACGACGGTTCGGAATATAAAAATCTAAACGAAAAAGAACAAGAATTAGCTATAGAAGAAACGTTTAACGAAAGTAAAAAAGATTTAGCAGATATCGAAGTTCTAGAAGAAAAGAACGAAGAATTAGTAGCTGAAATAGTCACGGATAATATAGAAGCAAAAACTATTAAAGATTACGAAAAAAAGAAAACCATAAAATTATACGCAATACTTGGAATCATACTTTCTTCTTTAGGAGCTTTGTTTTACTTCTTTCCTACTAAGTTTCTAAGTATAGGAAGTTCGATAATAGGGTTCTTCTTTAGAAAGTAGGTAAATAAAAATATGTTGTTGAATGATGAAAATAATATATTTGATATATATTATAATAGAATTTTATTAGAAGCTAGAGATGTTATAAAATCCGATGATCCTAAAGAATTATTGGCTAAATTTATTACTGGATCTTCTCTTTATAAATCTAATCTAAATTTAAAAAAAGAAGCAGATTCGATAGCTACTGATATAATAAATCAGATATTACAAATACAAAAACAAAAAGGCGGGGAATTATTTGAAGGTAAAGATTTAATGAGCTTGATTAATTCTTTGCTTATGATGTCTGGTACACAACAATATGTTAATCAGATTAATGGAGATGAATCCAAGATTAATAAAAATTTATATAATAGAGCATTACCAGTTCTTCTGCATGATTACAAAGATAGTTTAGATAAGAAAGAGGAATTACTGAACAACCCTCAATTTTCTAATCTTTTTCAAAAAGGTATTCCAAAATGGATGGATATTGTGCATTCTTTTGCTGGTAAGGAAAAACATAAACCACAAGAAATTAAAAAAACTGAAACCGAAAAAGCATTATTCGAAAATGATGAAGTTGCGGTGTATTTGGCTAATGATACGGAAAATCCGATTAATGGAGTCAAAAGATGTAAAGAATTTGGAAAAGGAACAAATCTGTGTATTTCTGGGTCAAATGCTAGTTATCATTATCATGATTATAGATGGAACGACAAGTTGACTACATATTTCTGTTATCTCAAAAAAAGAGGACACTATATGTTGGTTGATGTAGATGAAGATGGAGAATTACAGTACAATCCGATGACAGAAAATGAGGATATTAGTATTTCTAAAGAAGAATTATTGAAACTTTACCCAGAATTGACAGAACCTTTTGAAAATAATGTATTCAATTATGTTCGAATTAGAGGCAGAGAATTGGAATTCTATCAAAAATTTTATGATTTAGAAAGTATCTTAGAACTTAAAAATACGGAAGATCGAGTGACGTTTGCATCATTTAAAGATATAAAACCAGAAGAATGGAATGGAATTCCAAAAGAAGAATGGAATAAGATTTTGGAAAAGGCTATTTATGTGACGGAAAAATATGATATTCCTGATTATGTTTTCGAAGGAAAGCCTAGACTACATAAACAATATTTACAAAATGTAAAAAGAAGAGTGGAACTTCAAGTATCGGAATGGACTCCTGACGACTATGATTATGAAGATGGACTGGATTTTACGCCAAATCAATTATATGCTTTGAAAGATGTGGAAAATTTTTCAAATAGTTTTTTGGAAAATTTTGGTAGCACCATGTGGTTTTTAAGTTTAAAGAAAGATGATCCAAAATTTAATAAAAATATAAATAAAATTGTTCAAGATTTTTTAAATAATCGAAAACATCAAATAAATGAAAATGGGGTGGTTATTTTAGATAGATTTGTATGGCCTCTTAAATATGTATTATTTCCATTTAATTTGGTAGAATGCGGAGATATGAATTTCGAATACGCAACAGTTGTATCTTTACCATTCTTAAAAAAGAGTGGTAATATAACTGCACATTTAGCGACAAATTTGGAATTACCACAATTAAAAGAAAGTGGTGATATTGGATGCGAAAAAGCCATAACAATAACATTACCACAATTAGAAAAAAGTGAAAATATTCTTTTTGAAGAAATACGAAATTTATCGTTACCAAAATTAAAATATTGTAAATCTATTTTCTGCCGAAGAACATTAAATTTATCATTACCCGAATTAATCCAGAGTGGGGCTATATATGCTAGTTTAACACAGACTTTATCATTACCAGAATTAGTAAAAAGTGGTAAAATTTCTTCGAATTCGATACGTTCATTACATTTACCACAATTAAAAGAAAGTGGTGATATTGATTGTGAAAAAGCTGCTAAAATAGAATTACCACAATTAAAAGAGAGCGGTTATATCCGTGCTCATAACGCAAATATTATTTATTTACCAAAGTTACAAGAACTTAAAGGAGACTATGTAGTTATTTATTCTAGCAAGTTACAAAAAATTACGATTAGCAGAAATTTGATAAAATATATATCTGGAATTGATCTACAAAATTTAGAAATAGTAGAACCTACGGAACAAAAGGAAAAATTAAATGATTCTGTGATTTACAATTTAATCAGAAGTTTATTATTGAAAAGTTAAATAATAACGTGCTTCCATTAGGAAAAAAAGATGAACGATTTAAACAAGGTTATTTTAAACCTAAAAATCCCCAAAAGTTTATGGGTGAATATGCGGTCTTCCGATCTTCTTATGAACGAAAGTTTCTTTTATGGGCGGATTCTAATCCTAATGTGGTTGAGTGGGGATCGGAGAATATCGTAGTCCCGTATAGAAGTCCAATAGACAACAGAATACACCGATATTTTGTAGACAATTACATAGTATTAAAAGAAGGTGATAAGATTAAAAAGTATCTTATAGAGATAAAGCCATATAAACAAACGTTGGCTCCGGTTCCTTCTAAAAAGAAAAAGAAAGCTACGGTATTGTACGAAAATACACAATGGGCAGTTAACCAAGCTAAATGGGAAGCCGCTAAAAAATATGCAAAAGACAGAGGAGCAGAATTTATTATCTTAACAGAAAAAGAATTGTTTTAAAGTTAAATAATATTGTGAGTTTAATTGATGAATTATACGATGATAAATCAGCAAAATTAATCAAAGTATTATATTCCGAAGATCCAGAACAGTTATATGTTGCTTTTGGAACTAAGATCTTAGAGAAAAGTGAAACATTCTTATCTTCCAAACCACTTGATGTTTTAACTTTTCTCTGTATGACTGCTACTTTCGCAGAAAACAAAGAAGAATGTCATCAAGTAGCAATTATTGTTTATAACGGATTAAAAAGAAAAGATCCACTTCCTTATGTTTTAGATGATCGTGGTTTTATATTAGCTGAAAAAACATTAGTAGCATTATCTTTCTTTCGAGCCGCAATGGAACGTAGAGCAAAAAAAGGAGCACCACCTTCTGAATTCTATAGAGGATTATCTAAAAAACTGTTCACACAGAACAATCAAGAAAATATTGCAGAACACCACGAAAAGTGGGAAAGTTTTCTTTCTGAGATATTCATTTAAAAAGGAATATCCTTGATAAAGAAAGATTCTTTTATTTTCTTTCTTTTAACTTTTGGTGTTCCTAATGATTTTGCTGGAGATGGAGTATTTCTTGCTTGTTCTTTGTCTTTTATGTGAATTTTATTTAATTCTGGTTCTGTTATATTTTCAGCACTACTTACACCATATGTTGGATCTGTTCCTTCATAGTCATGTTTGGGTTCTATATCTGTTTTTCCAAAAATAGTATGACCACCTTCTCCGGGAGCATGTAGAAATATAGCATCTTCGTAAACATCAGACCCAAATTTTACTTGTTGTCTTGGTTTTGTGTGGTTGTGAAAAAGAAAAGGCTTTAATACTAATGCCATTGGAGGATTTGTTTTTAATGTTTTAATTCTTCCTATTATTTTAGAAGAAAATTCATCATAAGTATCTTTTAATTCTTCTACTTCTCTTTTTCCTCCTTCTGATTTTATTCTTAATACAGGTTTAGAATTTCTATATATTTGTTGATAAGTGGTTTTATCACTCATGGCTTCATACATAAATATGAGTGCATCTATATATGCTTGACGAAGATTTGGATTTTTTTCCGACTTTGCACTCATAGTAAAATATTCTATACAATCTGGAAGTATCCAATAAGGAATTACTAAATCTCCGTCTACTTCATTTTGAAAGTATTTGTTATTTGAATATTCACGCATTAAATTCATTAAGGTTTTTTGTGAATTTCTAGAAACTCTAGATCCTTCTCCAGTTAATTGAATATAATAACCTTCTTCCATATCTTCATTTCTATATGATTCAAAGTTTCTATCTCTAATTTTATCAGATTGTGTTGGAGTTAATGCAGTGTTTCTTCCAATAGTAGCCCCGTGTGCTTCAGAAGCATCTGGATTATCTGCCATTGTAGTTTTTTGTTTATAACTTTTACTACCAATAACATCTGGACGAGGAGTTCCTTTCGGCATTCGTGCTTCGTTTAACGATTTTAAATACTTTTCGAAAATTTCTACTGAATCCGTAGTCATACGAATATTTATATTTTTTGAATAAATATAACTGAAAAAAACTATTATTCACTCTAAATAGTTTTATGTCACTACGATTAATTGTAGAAAAACCAGCTCCAGACGAACAGTTTGAATATATCTTTGAGGAAAAAGATAGAAAGAGCCCGTCCACCCTTTTTATTAAAGGGCCTTACATGATGGCGGAAAATTACAATCGTAATAACCGTTTGTACAAATTAGAAGAAATGGTTAAAGAAGTTAATCGTTACAAAGAAGAAATGATTCGTACAAACCGTTCAATGGGTACGTTGAACCACGAAAGCAGTGCAGAAGTTAGTCTCGACAAAGCTTGTCATATCGTAACTGAACTTTATCAAGACGGAAATATCTTCCACGGAAAAAGCAAAGTATTAACCACACCTTGTGGACACATTGTTCGTGCACTAGTAAATGACGGAGTTCGTGTAGGCATGAGTTCCAGAGCACTTGGTCAATTAGAAGAAGCCGCTGGTGGTAAAAATATCGTAAAAGATCTACGTCTTATTTCAATTGATTGTGTAGCCGATCCAAGTTTTCCAAAAGCATTCGTAAACGGAATCCTCGAATCCAAAGCATGGGTTCTCGGTGAATCCGGAACATTCGAAGAAGTGTATGATGATTTTGAAAGATCTATTTCCAGCCTACCAAAAAAGAAAGTAGAAGAATATTTGAAAGAATCTATTATTAATTTTTTAAATAAAATTAAATTAAGCTAAATAAAAATATGAATATCGTAGAACAAAATATTGTAAAATTTGTCGATTCATTAATCGTTGATGACTTTAGTACTGCTCATACATTTCTAGAAAAAGTAATTAATGAGAAAATCAAAGTTACTATCGCAGAAGCAGCAAAAAAGAATCCTTTTAAAAAAGACAAGAAAGACAAGAAAGACAAAACTTCAAATCTAAAACCTTTTAAAAAGAAAGATCGTAACGAAAAAGCCGAAAAAGACGCAGAAAAAAAGAGCGCATTCGGTGGTGGTAAATTTCCACAAGCAAAACGAAAGAAGTTAAAAGAATCTGTTGAATCAGAAACTCTATATCTCCGTTCAATTTTTGACTCTGATTTATTTTCCAAGATGAAAGAACTATTCAGAAGGTCTTGTCATGGCGGAAATTCAAACACAAGATTTATGGAGACTGCCTATACATTAGGAAAAGTCGATATGGAACATTGGGGGGATTTATTAGATGAAATCCAAGGATGCATTATGTCATGTAAAGATTCTTCCGATAAAGCATATCTAAAAGAAATTCACGAAAAAATCAAAGAAGCTGGTACTAAAATGTACGAAGATAAAGAAGAATTCGAAAGAGACATGCCTAGATATAACACAGAAACTTTAGGAGACGATACAAACGTAAGGTAAATTAATTATTTCATCAATAAAAATAAATAAAAAAGACTAACTAATATTATGGCAACTGAAATTACAAAACTTCTCAAAGAAGCTACCCAAGGAATTTTAACAGACGAAACACTCGGCCAAATTCAAGAAGCATTTGATAGTGCTGTTAACGAACGAGTAAAGATTCACGTAGAAAAAGCTCTAACTGAACAAGATGCTGAATATACCGAAAAAGCACATCAACTTCTAGAAGCTATCGACGCAGATCATAGCAAGAAATTACAAAAGGTTGTAGAAGCACTAGATGCTAACAATACTGCTAAACTCAAAACAGTAATTAATAAATATCAAACTATTGTAAGCGAGCAAGCCAAACAATTCAAGGCAGACTTAGTAGGAAAAGTTTCTGATTACATCGACGTATTCATCGAAAGCAAAATTCCAAAGAAAGCTATTGCCGAAGCTGTTCAAAATAAGAAAGCTCGTATCATTCTAAACAATCTCCGCGAAAGTCTCGCAATTGATTCTGCATTAATGAACGACTCTCTAAAAGAAGCTCTTCTCGACGGCAAAACTCAAATTACAGAATCACGTAAAGTTGCAGAACAAGCTAAGTCCGAAGTAGAAACACTTCGCGAAACTCTCGCAAAAGCAAAAGCTGCTCTAATTCTTGAACAAAAGACTTCTAAGCTAAATCCCAAGAAGAAAGAATACGCACAACGTGTTTTTGAAGGAAAATCTCCAAAGTTCATCATGGAGAACATTGATTATACACTTTCACTTTTCGATAAGAAAGAAGAAGAACGTCTTCAAACTCTTAAAGAAGAAGCGTTCACACATCGTCAAATTAAACAAGATCGTGTTGTTATCGAAGAAAATACAACAGAAGAAGTCGAAACAATCGAAGAAAATTTTTCAAGCGTTTCAAATTATTTGAACGAATTGAGTAAATACTAATATATTTGCTCTTATAAAAATTTGGTAGAAGTAAATATTACTTGAGATCCTGATATTAATATATCTTGAGGTCGAAAATCAAAAAAGAAAGAAAACAAACACATATGAAACAAATCAAACCCGCACAATCATACATCGATCAAGATCGCGCTAAGGTTCTTTTGGAAAAGTGGGCACCAGTGCTCGACTACACCAGCAAGAGCGTAGCCGCAATTGAAGATGATCATACTCGTCTAAACACTGCAATGCTACTTGAAAACCAAGAAGCTTATTGCTTACGTGAAGCAAACGTAGCTGGTGGAGCCGGAACTATGTTCGGTTCTATCAACAACGGTGGCACTGGTGGAGCATTCCCCGGTGGTTCCGATAGCTACGCTCCCGGCGATAATCGTCTTCCAAAGATTCTTATTCCGATGATTCGTCGTACCTTCCCAGAACTTATCTCCAACGAAATCGTTGGCGTTCAGCCAATGTCTGGTCCAGTTGGACTAGCATTCGCTCTCCGTTATAAGTACTCCAAGGATACCCTCGGTGGTAATTATCAAGATGCATCACAAAGTGGTACTTCTTGGGATGCAGCTCCCGGTAATCCTTCAAGTGGATCTGGACAACCATATCGTAACACCTCAACTGTAAATTACAGAGCTTCTGGTGATAACCTCGGTAGTGGTCTTCCCGGTGGAGCAGGTGGTAAGTCACCACAAGGTGACAACGAATTAGGATGGCAATATCTAGATTCCCGTTTCACTGGTGCTTCTGCTGCTGCGCTTTCAGGTCTCGGTACTCATGCCGAATCTGGCGTAACATGGAACTTTAATGCTGCTGATGGTGGTGTTGCTGAAATTCTCAAGAATTTCGAAATCAACGCAAACATCCCAACCGTTGAAGTATCCTTCGAGAAGACTGCCGTTGAAGCTGGTACTCGCCGCCTTGGTGCAAAATGGTCTGTCGAGCTAGAGCAAGACTTAAAGAACATGAACGGTATTGATATCGACGCTGAAATCACTAATGCTATGGCATATGAGATCCAAGCCGAAATCGACCGTGAAATGATTATCCGTATGATCCAAACCTCCTTAAATGGTGGTTACAAGAAAGGATTCTCTGTATGGTCTCCATCTACTGCCGATGGTCGTTGGCTTGTTGAACGTAACCGTGACTTCTACCAGAGAGTAATTATCGAAGCAAACCGTATCGCTATCCGCAATCGTCGTGGAGCAGCAAACTTCATCGTAGCAACACCTCGCGTGTGCGCTATCTTTGAAATGCTCCCCGAATTCCAGTGGGTAACTGTACAGGGCAACGTTTCTACCCAGCAAACTGGCGTAGCTAAAGTTGGTTCTCTCGGTGGTCGTTTCCAAGTTTATCGTGATACACGCACCGAAGTACAGAACAGCGGAGTATATGGTGATGTAGGCTATGGCACCGGAACAGGTCCAGAAGGCATCGAGTATGCACTTCTCGGATACAAAGGTACTGAATTCTATGATTCAGGTATCATTTACTGCCCATACATTCCTGTTATGGTACAACGCACAATCGGACCGAATGACTTCGCTCCTCGCGTTGGACTCTTGACAAGATATGGCGTAGTGGATAATATTTTCGGAGCATCGCTCTATTACCACACCATTATTCTCAAGAATCTTGGTCAGGCATTTACTCCCGGAAATCAAGCGATCTACATGTAAAATTTAAGTATTTAATAATAAAGTACTTACAAAAACCCGTGGAGAAATCCACGGGTTTTTTCGTTTTATATAAAAGTTTTTACATCATCATCCGAATGGAACTACACAAGAGTATCTATATAATTATACAAATTTCACGAATGAACTTAAAATAGACGGAGAATATTTTACGATGTTAAGTAAGGGACAGAGTTTTAGAATAAAAAGAAGAACTAAAATGACTACACATAATTTCGATGTTGGATGTGTATTTGAAGCCACTGGAAGAATAGATGATTAATTTAATTGATATTAAATAATTTGATGATATATTTAGTACATATGGAAGACGACAAAACTAAAATCATAAAATTTCTGAAAGAAAATTACGAAGGATCTTATAGATTCGTAAAAGAAAAGATGTTCATTAAAAATTTCGGAAGTGACTTGTTTAATGAAATTATAGAAGAAACTAAATTTTTGGATAATTCTGTATACGCATTTTCTGTTAGGGTGCGCTCTTTCGTAGAGAATGTAAAACAACAACCAACTTGTGTTGTTTGTAATAAAGATACTATTTTCAATTCAAATAATGGCTGGCAAGCTACGTGTAGTAGGACGTGCCATATGAAATCACCAGAAAGAATGGTCAAGTTAAAACAAACAAATTTAGAAAAATACGGCACAACTAATTACTTTGCCTCAGAAGAAGGAAAGAAAAAGATACTAGAAACTAATCTAAAAAAATACGGAAAAACTAATTATACTAAAACGCAAGAGTATAAGGATAGAATTAAAAGTGGAAATATAGTTAATAAAGGAAATCCAGAATTAATTTCAAAAATTAATAGATTAAAATATTATAATAGTTTAGTTGATGGTGATGTCGTGATGCCTTTGTTTCCTTTTGAAGAATATGAAGGATTTTCTAATGCATACAAATCTTATAAATGGAAATGCAAAAAATGTGGAGACGAATTTGAATCTATTTTAAAATATCACAAATATTTAGAATGTCGTAAGTGCAAGCCTACGGGTTCTAAGATGGAAATTTTTATTAAAAATATTTTAGATCAATATGATATACCATTTATATACAGAGAACGAACGATTTTAAAAGGATACGAAATAGATATATACGTTCCTAGTATGAAACTAGGAATCGAAATGCATGGTCTTTATTGGCACACAGAAACACAAAAAGGAAAAACCTTGCATAAATTAAAAGCAGATCTTGCGGACGAGGCAGGAATTAAATTAATTCAAATATTTGAAGATGAATACAAACAAAAAAGAAATATAGTAGTTTCTCGATTAATGAATTGTTTAAATTTAAACAAACATAAAATATATGCTAGAAATTGCACTATTAAGGAAATTGATGGCAAGTTGAAATCTGAATTTTTGGATATGAATCACATCCAAGGTAATAATAACACTTCAATTAATTTGGGATTATTTAATAATAACAATTTGGTTTCTGTTATGACTTTCAGTAAAGAAAGATTAGCGTTGGGGAATCCTTCTTCAAAAGAAGGAGTATATGAATTAAATAGATTCTGTTCTATTTCCAATACAACCGTAATTGGTGCTGCTGGTAAATTATTAAAGTATTTTATAACAAAATACAAACCAAATGAAATCATTAGTTATGCAGATAGAAGATGGTCTTCTGGAAATTTATATGAAAAAATAGGATTCCAATTATCATCAGTAACTGAACCTAATTATTGGTATACCAAAGATTTTTTAAATAGAGAACATCGATTTAAATATAGGAAAAATGTATTAAGCGAGAAATTGGAAAAATACGACCCAAATATATCAGAATACGAAAATATGTGTAACAATGGATATGCTAGGATATGGGATTGCGGCAGCAAAAAATATACTATGAAATTATCATAAATACTTAAATGACTAGATTCATCGTTGCCATCAAGGAGAAAATACAAGGAAAGCCATTTTCTGTACGTTCTTCTAAATGGCAAACGGTACGCAAGAATTTTTTAGAATCGCATAAAACCTGTGCGGCATGTGGAGCCGAAATTAACTTACAAGTACATCACAAAAAGCCATTCCATACGCATCCAGAATTAGAATTAGATCTAAAAAATCTAATTACATTATGCGAAGAAAAAGGAGAAAGAGGATGTCATTTAAAATTGGGACATCTAGGAGATTGGAAATCTTATAATCCAAACGTGGAAAAAGATGCACGCAAGAAATTAAAAGAATTTAAAAAACAAAAAGTAAATTAGGCCCAATTTTTGCAGCTCATTGCTTTCGGAGTTCCTGCTTTTGCTTTGCTGCATCCATGCCTTTTTCTGAAACTTTTGGCACGTTTTGAACTTCCGCTTCCTACACGCACACCAGCTTGCCCCCAATGAATTTTTTTAATACTACCATCTGATTGTTTAGCACATTTCATCCATTTCTTTCCTTTTCTGCTTGAATGTGCTTTCTTAGTTACCTTTGTACATTTAGCTTCTAAGAGTTCCATTCTTTCTAATAATAATTCAAAATTCATACTAATATTTACTTTATAATTGAAAAAATGGTCGTATAAAGATAAATAAAAATATGGCAACATTTACGAATTTCGTATTCAATTCAGCAGCAGAAAATCCTCCACAAATTGGAGTTAGTCTTTCTGCATCTAATAATTCTGTAGTTTTTCTTCCTACTGTAACTGTGTTTAACGCAGCTACTGCTGTTCCAAATACTGTATTTACTACACCTCCACTTAGTGCTACTCAAAACACTGCTATTACAGGAAGTAATGTATTGTCTGGTTTTTATGCTGGTTGGGTTGCAAGTGGTATTCCATTAAATACTAAGTACACAGATACGCAGTTTGGTGCGCTTACTGCGATTTATGCAGCTACTCCTTTACTTAGTACACAAGTAGCGGTTTTGACTTCTCGTATTACATCTACTTCTATTTTCTCATCTGGTAATTATAAAGGAGTAGCAGTGAATGGTATTCTTTTTGATGAAATCTCTGGTGCTTCTACTGCTAGTGTTACTCTTTCTGTGACTGATCGTATTCAGTTCAAGGTTGCTCCCGAATATAATGGTGCTACTTTTAGTCTTTATTTCCCAGATCGTTCTACCACTACATTCACTGTTAACACTGCCACAGCAACACAAGTTGTGACTGGTGCTATTGGCTTTGATAATCGTGGTCCTAATGAACGTCGTCGTTTTGCTATTGAAATTTAATTTTGTTGTTGTTTAAGTTTCGTAGGCATAGAACCCCACTAGAAATAGTGGGGTTTTTTGTGTTTTGTTATTAAATATTTTCATGGGCTTATTATTTGAACGTACTAAAACAGGATTTTTAAATCCTGTTAATGGTACTGTTGATAAATTAATTTCAGCATCAAATGGTTTGATGTGTTTAAAATCCGCTATATTTGGCGCAATACCAAATCCAGCATCTATATTACAAGGTCTAGCAAGTGTAGCAGCAGGAATGATATCTGCAATTATTGGAGCAGTTACAACGGTTATAACAGAAAGAGTCAATCAAATAATAGATTCGGTATTATCTCCTATTAGAAAAATAGAAGGAATAATAAAAGATTTAACTGATACATTAATAGGTATACAATATATATTAGACAAAGCTACTAATATGGATAACTATTTCAAGAACAAACAAGATTGTTCTGGGTTTGCTGCACAGCTTATGAATTGTTTGGCGCAAAATGCTATTAATAAAATAACAAACAAAGTAGCAATGAACGTAGATAAGCACATAGGAAAAATAGCAAATAACGTAACCAAAGAATCATTAAAAGTGAATGGTACAATAGATAGTTACGTAAATCGTCATACAAAGTTTCTAGAAAAAGCTAATCTACAAACTAAATTATTAACATAAGATATGCCAAATCCTTTTGAAGAAAAACATTACGGATTCTTTCGAGGAACAGTTGTGCAGAACAATGATCCTGATAGAAGAGGAAGAGTTAAAGTAGCAATACCAGAATTTACTGCACAATTAGCAAGAGATTTAGGATTACCTCCTGATATTTATAATGCAAGATTTGTAGGTGATAACGTTACTACAATTTATAGTAGAGAAATTTTGCAAAAATTTTGTGATGTTTTAAAATGGGCTGAACAAGCTTCTCCGTTAATTGGTGGGGGGACAGCAGGAGTTTTTAATGCTAAAAATGGTGATGCTACTGTGGGCGAAGGATATCGTGGAGCATTACGTGAACCATTAGGAGAAGAGAGTATAACTCCATCTGGAGAGAGTGTATCTCCAAAAGCAACAGCTTCTGTTAATGCAATACCCGGAGGTTTTGATGTTGGGTATAAAACAGGAATATGTGATGTATATAATCAAACATTAGCACCTTCGCCTATTAATAACGCAACAAAAGGAATGTTTTCCGTTCCTCGTGTGGGATCACAGGTTTGGGTATTTTTTGAAAATGGTAGTTTAGATTATCCAGTATATATGGGATATGTATTCGATAAGTCTGATTGGAATAGTGTAATGAATACTCAGGGAAGTAATCCTGATTTACATTATCCAGCAGGAAGTGAAAACATGCAAGATGGAGAACCTTTTTTCTTTACAGGAAAAACAGTTTTCAATTCAAAGGCAGGATCTTTGGAATTTATAGAAACTGATGATTTTGAAAAAATAAAAATATCACATTATAGTGGTTCTTTTTATGAAATATCAAATCATCTAACTGCGGAAGTTTCGGTAGAAAATAAAATTACTGTTGTTAATCAACAAGAAACACACACAGTAAAAGGTGATCGAGCAATTCGTGTGATGGGAGATAATCACGAAAGATATGAAGGAGATCATTATCTAACATACGGAGATCCAGATAATAAAACTTATTATGATGAATGGGTAGAAACCGCAGCTCCTGCATTTGCTCAATCTGCATTATTTTCACAAAAAGAAAGAGTAGTAAAAGATCCAACTAAAAGTGGTGAATCAAAAGGAGGACCAAATAATACGTATGTACATCCGCCAAATCAATTAACTCTTGTTAAAAATTGGACAAATCATTTAAAAGGTATGAATCCCGGAAAATACATGAAGTTGATTCAACACGTTGAATTAGGAGTAAAATCTTCTTAAATATAAAATATTATGGCAGATGTAACAAATACACAAAAATTTGATAAATCAAATCAAGAAGAAGTTTTAGCAAAAGTTTGTGAAAATTTGATTCCAATTGAAAGTAATATCAAATCTGGGGGCAATCAAATTATATCTTATGAAAAAGATAAACAAGAACACATAGGAGCTGCTACTAATACTTTCCCGCATATCAGAAAAGATATTAAAGGGGAATTTAGACCAAAGTCCGTAGATATCGAAGGAAAAGGTTCTTTTGTAAAGAACGAAACAGTTCCATATACTGAAGAAGTAGAAAATACAAAATTCCCGTGTGGAACATATTCTTTATGTGTAGGAAATAAATATGACGTTTCTGTAGGAGCAGGAGGTGCTAATATCGCAACTGCTGGTAATATGCGATTAGGTTCTGGAGGAAGAAGTATTATTTCTGCTTCGGAAGAAATGAATATATCTTCTGAAGGTAATGTTAATTTGAGATCTGGTAATAATATATCATTAAAATCAGATTCAATGAACTTGGAATGTCCAAATCAAGTAGTAGTTAATTCTAATTTAGGTGTATCAAAAAACGCAGTAATTAATGGATGTGCATTTATTGATGGAGAAGTTTATGTAAATCATATTACTTGTCCAGCAGAAGTACAATATACCGGAGGAGGTATTGGTAGCTTTGGTCAATTCATGACAGGAACAGGAATAAATGGAGATCAAAAAGGAGGAGGAGGTACTGCGATTATTGCATATGCTGATGTAAGTTATATTAAAGATTTGTATAATAGCATTAGCGCACCGAAAGCTCCTTGGACTGGACCTGATAAAGTTCCAGTTTTAGTATTGTCTGATGGAGGAACTAGCGTAGCATCAAATGCTGGAAATGGAGGTAGTAAATCTAATCCAGAATATTCGGTATTCGTATATCCCCACCAACATCCTTTCAACAATATACCACTCTCATTTACCACAGGTAACGAACAAATGAGAAGTAGGGCTGCAATATTGAATTCTGGTAATATAGGCACCGCAGCCCCAATTCAGCACGGATACAAGACTCCTACTGCTTAAATCCGTATTTTATAACTGCGAGCATCCAGAGCTTTTCATCGACGATTTCAAACTCGCAAAAATCGTCATGATGAATTTCATAAATATTCACAACTTTCAAACCCAACTCTTCGTTAAAAGATTGTTCTAATTTAATCGAAGAGTTGTTAAATCTTTGAATCATTGCTGGTTCATATTCGTCGAAAAACGAAAGAACTACTTTTTTTCCTGCCATGCTTCTTCACTCCAGTTTTGTTTAGATAGAATGTTTCTGTAAGAACGCCATCCGTCGAAATTATCATGAACGCCAAAGTCACAAACTGCTGAATGCTCGAACGGACTCCAATGTCCTTCTTTGACTAATAGATCATGTAAACTATAATCTTTATCATAATCCACAATGCCATCAAAATTCTTATAAGAAACTCTAGCTGCTCTGGCTGTAGCAATTTTTAGTTTTTGCCTTGTGCTCAAGCCATCTAGATATTTGTCACCAAAAGGAATATGCCATTCTCCAATTCCCTTTTCTACTGGTTTGTTAGATTCGTATAGTTCTAGCATCTTATATGCTAATTCTCTAATCTCTGGTTGAGCAGCTTTATGTGCTCTAAGTTTAAAGAAATTTTTAAATTCTGTAGCAGTTAGTAATGTAGTAATATGAAAGAACGGTTCCATAATACGATTTACTACTTGTTTATGTATACCCAATTCATTTAATTGTTTTGCATGTTCTACTGCTGCGTCTCTAGCAGAATTCCAAATCTGCATGGCTTTAGTTTTGGTTTCTTCGCTTACTTCATTATCAGCTTGCATTCCTTTTTGCGCTGCTCCCCAATGAATAGGAAGTGCGGGATCTGTTAGAACATCTTCGATAAATTTAGATACGGGAATAGCTCTACTATTGTGTACCACAACACCATTTGCGACGAAGTTGTGATAAGGAGCAGCGACTTCTATATCATAGGTAGGTTCTTTTCCTACATATTTAATTGTTTTTATTTTGAAAAATCTAGCTACAAGACTGTTTACTTTTCCTCTTGGTTTGTTTATATCACTACATTTTAATTTTAAATTCGAATGTTCTTCTACGAATTTTTCTAAAGGGTTTCCAGCATTATACCAATCCAAAAATAATAAATCTAAATTATTAGAATGAATAAATTTATGAATTTCTTTATTAAGAGGTACGATATTATCAATATCGTATTGTTTTTCTTTATTATGCCAGCGGGGATCTATATGATGAAGCTCTAATTTTTGTCCGCAACCACTTATTACGCATTTATAATTAAACTTAATCATTATATTCGAACGAATTTCATTCAACCATCTGGTCATTTTAATGTTATCGTCTTTATAAGATGAAGAAGAATTTGGTTTAATTCTTCTTTTAGCTGCTTCTCTTACTTTTACTAAAGATGAATCAGGTAATGTGTATCGTTTGCCTTTGTTCCAAGTAACAATATTAGCCCATGACCATTTATTGCCTTTTAATCCAAATTTAGCGGCAGCTCCTTTTATTCTATCTGTTGTGGAATTACATAATTCTGCAATCTGAGTAAAGAAAAGCCCTTCTTTTATTTTAGATTCAAGCCAATCTTTATTTTTATAAATAAGATTTTCGTTCTCGATCTGAAGTTTTTTAAAGAAAATTCTATTTTTTTCGCAAAAATAGCACAAGCTTTTGTATGATATGTTGTGTTCTTCTGCTATCTGTTTGAGAGTTTTTTTATGATTATCTCTTTGATCAATAAGATAATCCACATCTAAATTCATACCATTAGTACAAATTTTAAAATTATGATCATCAAAAATTGTGAGACCGTTATTATGAGTTACATTAATATCATTTAATGTTTTCCATCCTTCATTAGTAAAAATTCTATGTTCTTTTGTACATTTTAATTTATATCCATTTTCTAATTCTATTTCGTAGATATCTTTTTCTCCACTAAACATACAATCTACTAATTTTGTAGAAATAAATTCTCCAGTATCTTCATTTAAGCATCTAAGATTCATTTCTTTTAATCTATGACGCATAGATCGACCCCATGAGTCTCCCTCAGTCCACTTTTTATAAAGATCTTTTATTTTAATCTTCATATGTACGGTTCTTTTTTTCTTTTTCAGAAGACTTGGCTTTTCGATGAAAATTTCAGAATCGCCAGCTAAACAACTAGCGGCATTCCTAGAAAGTGCTCTATGCGTAAGTAGTTCAGCGTGAATAAATCTTGGGTATGTTAAAACATACGAAGTAATACGCTTTGAAGTGTTTTCAGAACAAACAGAATCTGCAATGATTTTAGCTGTGATCATTTTGGAATGATATACGATTTTGAAAGAATGTAAAGAACTAAAAAGATAAATATTTCAGTTAATGATGAAAAAAGAATATGGGAATTGTATAAAATAATCAATGAGTCTCCAGATAATGTGTCAAGAAAATATGTTGATTTGAAATGGAATGATTTTCGTAATGGTCAAATATTTACTTTTGGATTCTTAAATATTTATTATAATAACAAAAAAATATTATTAAATATTGATCAATCAGACGGTCAATTATTAATCAAAATAGGTCATGGATATGACGCAATACATTCGGAATTAGTTAGACAATTTTTTAAAGATTTATACGAAGGAATTTTGATTTTAGAAAATAAAAAAACAGTAGACTTTACAAAAGAAGACGAAAAAACAGATTTTCTGAAAAACTATTATAGTTTATATTCTTATGATGATAGAAAATTTATTCAACCTGCTGGAAGATTTTGGAAAAGTGTAATTTCAAATGGGAAAATTATAAATGTAATATCTTTTTGGGATTCTGAAAATAATCACGATTATGTTAAAAAAATAAATTCTGTATTGGATTATTGTGGTCTTAAACAAGAAGAAAAAGATTCTGTTTATGTAGAATTTCCAAAAGATTATATAGATTATAATTCACATACAACCGAAATGTATACTTTTGGTGATTATAAGAATAAAAAAGAACAAAAAGAAAATATAAATGACCAATTAACAGAAGACGACATAGATATTTTAAATCAATTAAAGCAAGGCGCGCACGGAAACTTATTAAATCCAAATTTTGGATCTAGAAAACAAGTTGATATTGCTAAAAAATCTGGTTATAATACATTTGCTAAATATTATGCAGAAAGACATCCATTCTCAGAATCAAAAAATAGTTATAAAAAGTAAGTGGATTAGAATTAAACATAAAGATTTGATGGATATTATAAACAGAGAAAACGGTATTGATTATAGTTCTATCGGAATTGAATATAAATATCCTTACAAAATGTTAGATATAACCTACGACCATACATTTCTAATAATAAATGAAGAACTATTTTTAGATTTTTATAGCAAACAAACTATAAATATATTTCCTCTTTAGATCACTTCATCTACTAATCCGTACTTTAAGCAAGTAGTAGAATCAAACCAAATATCACGTTTTAAGATATTGTCTAGTTCTTTCATGGGAATCTTTGTGTATTCTTTATACAAAGACTTAATCGTATTCATCATTCTACGATTGTTTTCGTGTTCGTCTTCTAATCTTTCAAAAGTTCCAGCGCATACCGAACTTAGTTGATGAATAAGCATGAAGCTATTTTTGCCTATATGACGCTTCTTTCCAGCAATGCTTATTATTGTAGCGGCACTTGCTGCTGCGCCTTCTACGTAGGTATATACCTTTGTCTTGAGGCTTCTGATGGTATCTACTGATGCTAATCCAGCCAATACATCTCCTCCATAGCTATGCATTCTTAAATGAATGGTTGGATCAAAAGAACTGTCGTTCATAGTGATCTTGGCATGTTGCATTCTGGTATCCAACTCACGAAGTAAACGATTCAGTTCACTACAAGTAGAACCAGAAATTTCGGCATAAAATTGTATACAATTGTCTAGAACTTTAATAGATCCAGAAGGGAGTAATAAATCTGAAGTTGGTAACGATTGTGGTAATTCTCTGAAAGATTCTTCCTCGTTTTCTTCCGACCCCCAATATTTTCTCATAATAATTATTTAGATCAAAACACGAGAAAGTCCAAGTATGAAGATTCTATTATCATTTTCATCTGTCACGTCTGTAGCAGTACACTTAACCTTTGTTATTAATCCGGTAACACGATGTTGATAACGAAAAATTTCTTCGAATGGAGTGTTATATGCAATCATATTGTGCCACTTCTTCTGTACTTCTTGGCGATCTTCTATGTGTACAGATAATAGCCAGTTATGACCGTGTGCTTCTTCTTCAGATAATCCAGTCAATGATATCCATTTACTGTTAACTTTTATACATTTACCGTCTGGATCACATACAAATTGTGCTAATTCTAATGTGTCTAGTATGGTATTAACTACTTTTCCCTGTAATTTGATTTCGTTATAGATTTCTTTTTGTCCTTCTTTGATTTCTACAATCATTTCTGGAGTTTCATTTAATAATCTAATTAAATTATAAAATTCAGTTTTTTTGATAGTTTTTGCAACATATCTATAAAATCCATAGATTATACCAAGTGCTGCCAAGGTATAATAAATAGTGTTTATATTTTGATTTAAAAAATCAAGATTTATGTTCATACTACATTATCCTTGAATAACTTCACTTTCTTGTGGTTTTGTAGTATTAACAGTAGTATCTAAGAATGCTTTTAGAGAAACAAAGCTAGGTAATAATGATTTCAAACCTAATTTAAGCCATTCTAAACTGGTTAAATCTGAAAAATTACGATATTCAATACTATCTAATAAAGTACCAAATGTAATTAAGGCACTTACTAGAAAATATGTGCCCATTCTAATATGTACTTTATATTTGTTCATATTATTATTTATCCTAAATCGTCGCAAAAAAGAGTCTATGAACTCCATAAACTCTTCTCTCTTATAAGGTTCTATTTCACCAGTGTCGTATTACGCCAGCAATAATAAAGAAACAAGTAATAATATGCATAAACCACCAAAATGTTCGTATCAAAGCAGCGATATCAGCTTGTATTTTATCTTCTGATATCTTTTCTCCCATTGTTTTACACCAGATTTTCCAAATATCTTTCATGGATTCGTAATTTTATCAGCAATTTGTTGTAATTGATTACGTTTGTCTCCTTCTACTTTAGCAGCATATTCATTTAACATGCGAAATGCATATTCTAACCGCACCCAAGATAGACTAGTTCTATCTATCTTGGGTGATTCTACGTTAGCATCATTCACACAATATAAAAGAATATCAATCTCTTCGTCAGATAATCTGTTTAATTTATGTGTATGTATCATATTAAGCTTCGCAACTTTTACAATTTAAAATAGACCGGGCAAGCTCTTGAGCGGGATTTGCACTACGCTGATAGTATAAACTCTTAATTCCCATTTCCCAAGCAAAAATCATAAGTTCATTCACTTCTTTTGGTTTTGTATTTGGAGGAATCATAAAGTTCAAACTTTGTCCTTGATCAATATACTTCTGTCTTTGGGAAGCTTGTATAACAATTTCTTTCTGACTTATTTCTCCGAATGTCTTATATACATCCTTTTCTTCTTGAGTTAAGAAATCTAAATGCTGAACGCTTCCAGCTTTAATTAAAATACTTTTCCAAACTTCATCAGTATCTTGTCCCTTTTCATTGAGTAAAGATTTAAGATATGGATTTTTATACGTGAATTTCCCTTTAGAAAGGTCCTTAACATAGTAATTTGAATTAAGAGGTTCTACGCTAGGTGATACTTGTCCTAGAATAAATGAGCTAGATGTAGTAGGAGCTACTGCTAGAGTCGTAGTATTTCTACGTCCATATCCCTTTAATAAAGGTGCTTCTCCGAATTTCTGAGCTAAATCACACGTAGCCTTATCTGATTCGGATCTAATAAATTTCCATACTTCTACGTTTAGAAACTTAGCGTCCATGCTTTCGAATGCAATATTCTTCTTCTGAAGAAGAGAATGCCATCCTAATACTCCCAATCCTAGTGCTCTGTGATTAATAGCAAAATTCCTAGGAGCTTGCATGTACTTATCATTTTCGGTTTTATCAATGAATTCAGTCATTACTGCATCAAGAAAATGAATCATGACTTGAACTGCATCAGTACTCTTCCATTCATCCCATTGTTCGAGATTCATAGAAGCTAAATTACATACAAACGACTCGTCTTGTTTATTCGGAAGAAAAATCTCACTACACAAATTACTGTGTAGAATCTTCATTCCTTTGTCTTTATAAACTTGAGGAGCATTATTATTAGCATTATCTGAAAAGAATACATATGGATATCCACTTTCAAAGCGTTTTTTGATGATATCGCCCCATACTTTTCTTTTTTGCTTGTCTCCTTCTAACATCGACTTCATCCATTCATCAGAAACACATACCCCAATAGAAATATCTTGAATAGGATTTCCTTCGCTTTTGATCTTTAGGAACTCTTCAATATCAGGATGTTCCACGGGAAGATAAGCAGCGAATGATCCTCTGCGAACATTTCCCTGAGATACCACATGCATCAGCGTGTCGTAAATTTCCATGAAATGTACTGCTCCTGTAGAAACACCACCAGAAGAAATAGCAGCACCTCGTCCACGAATATCACCAAAATATCCAGAAGTACCGCCACCACCCTTGGTCATCATTCCAACTTCAGCAGCTTTTTCTAGAATACCTTCCATTGTATCTGGAATATAACTACCAAAGCAACTAATAGGCAATCCTCTTTCTCTGCCATAGTTGCTCCAGAGCGGACTACTTAATGAGTAATACCCTTTATGCATATACTCGATAAACTTGTTATAATATTCTTCTCCTAGAAATTGCTTCGCAGCATTTGCGATATCAGCAATTCGCTGTTCTGGAGTTTCGTCTTTAACAAGATAACCTCTCTCTAGAAAAGTCCTAGAGTCCTTATTTAACCAATATATATCACTCATAATTTAAAATAAATCTTCTTCGCCAAATGATTGGCTGTTTTTAGAGTATTCGACGGGACGAGACTTGAAAAAATCAGTCATGTTATTACCCAACAATTCCTCTTCGAACCACATAGTAGCAGAAAGAATGCTTTTGTCTACCTCAAATACTTGTGGAAATCCAATTTGTTCTAAAGAATTGTTTATACGATTCTTTACAAATTCTTTTAAAGTTACTGCATCTAATCCTTCTTCTTTAATCCCATTGATCATCCAATCAATAATTGTCGATTCTGATTCGAATGCTTCTTTTGCTTCTTTAACAATCTTATCTACTAATTCTTGATCAAATAACTCAGGATATTCTTCTCTGATAGTATTAACAATCTTAATACCTACCAAAGCATGAATGTTTTCTTCATTTCTAGTATAGCGAACTTGCTGATCCGTATCTTTTAATACATTCTTATGTCTAGCAAACCAATTAATAATATAAAATTGACTAAACAGTGATACATTCTCTACAAATAAAGTAAAGAGAATTAAAGCATATAGATATTGTTTCTTACTATCTTTATAGAAGCGATGTGTGTATTTACGAAGATATTTTACTCTTCCTTCGATCCAACTTAGTTTAAGATTTTCTTGGAAAATTTCTTCAATCCCTAATACATCCAATAATCTAGTGTAAGCTGTATTATGTATAACTTCGACATTAGCCATAACATATCCTAAATCTTGAAGACAAGGATGCGGAAGATTATCACCTAACTTAGCCCAAAAAGATTTTACACTAATTTCTATCTGTCCAATAGCAGATAAAGTTCTAATAATAATTTCTTTTTCTTTTTCTGAAAGATTTACTTTAAAATCTTGTATATCAGAACTAAAATTAAATTCTTTATCGGTCCAAAATCCATTGTGCATAGAATCAATAAATTTAGTGCTCCAAGGATACCTGTTTGGTTTTAAAGAAATTTGTTCATCGAATATTTTAATAGAGTTTTCGGTTTTCATATTTTTTGTGAATTGATTGTTTTATATCTGAAGATATTTTTTTAAAATTATCTTTAGCCCATAGGGGGCGTAAATTTTCCAAACACCAACACTCTTTAAAAGAGGGATCTTCTATAGAAGAAAACTTAAATGAGCACACAGGCTTTATGTGATCCACATGCCATTTTCCATAGTTTTCCCAAGACATACCTTCGGTAAATTTATTTTCTAAATGTATTTTTAAATCATTTAAGGAATAACCTAAAGAATTTAATATATCCAATGTTTTATTGCCGTTCTTTCCGTGTCCTTTAGAAAGGATATTCCAAAATTGTTTACTTATATTACACTTAAATCTAAAAGATGGGTCTGTTTTCTTTCTGAGTTTTCTCCATTTTTTATTTTGTGTATTTTTTCTGTCTTTATTTAGGAGATAGTATTCTTTGTCATATTGCGTTTTTAATTCTTTATTTTTTAAACAATATTCTTTTTGATATAAAGAAATAGTAAGTTTATTTTTTAAAGAGTATTCTTTTTGTTTTTCTGCAATATCAATTTTATTTTTTAAAACATATTCTTTTTTCTTAATTGCTATTTTTTCTTTATTTTTCTTCGAATATGTTTTGGAATTTTCGATATAGCATTGTTTACACCAACTATCTATTTTATTCTTTCTTTTTGGAAAGAGTGAAATGCTTTTATTATTTTTACATTTTGAACAACATTTATCAATCAAATCCATAAAAGGAGGATTTGTAAAAATTTGTTCGTCAAATATCATAGCCTATATATTTATAATAAAAATTACGTGATAATATACTACCTTTTAAAGAGTTCCGCAAGATAAATACTCACGGAGGTTTTGTATATATTCTACTACTTCTGGGTCTGATTTCTTGACACTAATAGTCTCGGAATTGAAGCTATCTTCGTCATTAATTTTCAAGATTTCTTTAACTGTTTTATCAGTGATTTCTGGTAAATCTTCTCTGTCAACTTTTAGAAGATCCTTAATTTCTTTTACTTTATACCCACGTTTAAGTAGGCTTTTTACTTGACGAGAGACATAAAGAGAATTGAACTTCTCTTCTGAGCCAAACTGGGATACTTTTTTATCGTAGTATTCGTTTCCTACGGTTATTTGTTTTCCTGTAATAATACAGGTAAGTTTATGAGACATTCCTCCATCCTACCACGTTTTGTTCTTTACGCAAGGATAAAAATTTTAATTAACGAACCGTTATCGTATCGTATAATGGATGTTCTTTTTTAGAAGATTTAAATATAATCTTTCCGATTACGTTTCCTAAATTTAAATTTCCAGAAGTCATAGGACGTAGTGATGGTTCTTTGTATGTTATACCACCAGATGGTGTTTTTGATTTTTGTATATGTCTTGCTAATTTAACTGGATTTAGCATTTCTAATTTTAAACAATATAAGTGTATTGAGCCGCTTTCAATTGTAATTAAAAACGAGTCATCTCGAAGATTATCCGGCTTTTCAATCCAATTGTAAAGTGACGGACGAACTAAATTTGTCCTATAATTTCTAGATCCTTTAATTTTTGTTTGTATATTATCAGGATATAGTGTTTTATTATCCGAAGTACTAAATGATGCTCTTCCTGTAGAACAATCAATCGTTCCGTTTTCATATACAGTATCGGTTAATATCTCAGAAGTTTGTTTATTGTAATATTCACCGTGTGGACGGTATCCGTGTTTTTCTGTGTGTTTTTTAAACATCGGACGAGGATCATACTTTTTAATTCTATCAGGAGTACTTTCATCACCATGAAATCTCCCCGGCACCACATCAACATTTGGTGCTTCTTTAAAAAAATATTCCTCAAATTTTATCATTAAAATATTTATATTATTTTAAAAGGAATTTCTTCTATAAAAGAAGATATTGCATAATCTGTATCAAATCCTTCATAATCTTTTCTATCTAAGGAAAATTTTTTATTTTCTACAATTTCCACAAAATCCAAAATTGATTTATTAAATGGTTTGGATGTTTTTACATATTCTGCTGATCCTATTATATTGTTTAAATCTTCTGCACTCATACCCCATATAATATGGTTTTCTAAAATAGAAATTTCCATTGGGCGGACTTCAGAATCGGTATCTTCTGTTGAATAATATTGTATGTCACTACTTTCGATATATAAAAGTAAGTCATCTCTTATATTATTTATATAACCAGAATGTGTTGCATTACTATGTGAGTTACGAGCAGAATCTACAAGAGAGTCATTATTATCATATAAAAATTCAGCCATTTCCGAAATATAAATTAAATCATTTTCTACATCATAATTATTTTTTATATATTCTTGTAATTCTTTTTGAAATTTCGGATACTTTCGATTAGTTAAATTTAATATAAATTCAAAACTATTAGAATCAAACTCGCTATCGATATATAATTCTTCTTCTCCATTTATATAATTAATAGCTTTTTCGGCATCTTCATATAATTTTTCGATTGCTATCTTTTCTAGAAACTCGTACTTATTAATCTGTTCAGTAATTCTTATGGGATGCGTTTTGGAAAAATCAAAATTTTGTAAATGAATTACTTTAAGATTGGTTTTTTCTAAATCTTGTTTGATTTTTTTAATATATTCTTCGGAATAACCAGATATTTTATATTCATCATATGATGTAATAATATTAGGACGCTGATCTTTTATTATTTGTAAGTATTTTTTATCTAGATCTGATATCCTAAAATTATTTTCTGTCATATAACCATAATTAGGATTTAATTTTTTAAATAAAAAATCACCTGTTTCGTCTTTTAGTAATAATAAGTCAACGATATATTCGTGATATTTTTGGTTTGGTTTTTCGTTTGCTCTTCCTTTCATTTCTCCAAATTCATTATCTATATTATTATAGATAAATGTTAAACTCGGACGAACAAATCTTTGTTTGCCACGCATTTCTACTTTTCTCAAAGAAATAACATTATCTCCTTGTCTTTGGGAAGGACGATTTCCACAATGACCCATTGCTGATCCTTCTTTTTCGCAATATGTTTTATTTAAAGATACCCATTCAAAACCATTTGGATATCTTTTCAAAACCGTTTGTGTTGGATGTTCCTCTGTATCATCAAAAGATGATACTGCTTCTTTTTTCCATTCATCTTCCCATTCTTCAAATTGTGAAATTACATCTGAAATTTTTTGATTAGAGAATCTATAATTATCTATTTTTGAAATACCCAAAGAGAAAAAATGTCCCAAAGACCTTAATAAGGCATTTTCCATATCTCCTCTATTTGTTGATATTTTTATATCTTCAATAAATTCATCTTTAGAAGAATATCCGAAATTTTTGAGGTAATGATTTGTAGTGTTATTTATTTGTTTTAAATTTTGATTATATACATTTTGTGAATGTTTATCTTTTGATATTGCATCTAAAATATATAAAACATATAAACGACAATACCATTGGATGATATCATCTCTTTTAAGAGTCGGAATTACATTATCTTTTAAAAATTTAGACAAAAAATCTCTAAAATGAGGAGCAACCTTTATAGGAAAAGAAAACATATTCATGTATCGATTAGTTCTACTAACCGATTCATTTAATATATTAAAATATTCCTCAAATTTTATCATTGAAATATTTATGTTATAATTTCTTTTATAACATTACCGAAGTTATCCGTCAAACGAAATTCTCGACCATTGTAATTATAAGTCAATTTAGTATGATCAAACCCCATCAAATGAAGAATAGTGGCATGTAGATCGTGAATGTGTACTATATCTTTTACTGACTTGCCTCCGGTTTCGTCAGTTTCTCCGTAACGTTGTCCGCCTTTTACGTTAGCTCCTGCCATCCATACTGAGAAAGCCTTGCCATTATGGTCACGCCCCGGTGCTCCTGCTCCGCCACCTGCGGTAACGGTACGTCCAAATTCACCACCCCAGATTACTAAAGTAGAATCCAATAATCCTCTTTGTTTGAGATCTGTTAATAAACCGCTGAAAGCTGTGTCGTATCGCATGGCTGTATTAGTCATTGCGGTTTTAATATCATTGTGGTGATCATATCCACCCACACTAACTTGCACAAAACGTACACCACGCTCTACCAAACGACGAGCCACTATCATTTTATTACCTTCTTCGTTACGTCCGTATAAATCTTTGATATTATCTGGTTCTTTACTTACATCAAAAGCATCTGTGGCTTCGGTTTGCATCTTGTATGCGGTTTCAAATGCTTCGATTCTAGATTCTAGTTGCACATCTTTTTGCAACTTAGCCATGTGATCGTAATTTAAAAATTTAGAAAAATCTAATTGTCTTCTTTGACGATCTAATGTAGAAAATTCGCTTCGGATATTAGCGAGAATTTCTTCTGCTCGCATACCGGTTCTGTATTGTACATTACAACCTTGAAACATCCCCGGCAAAAATGCACATTGTCTCCATTCTGGAGCACCATTTAAACTAATAAACGCTGGCATGTTTTGGTTCAATGAACCTAAACCATAAGTTAACCAGCTACCTAGACTTGGTTTTGGTAACTGAGCAGATCCAGTATTAAACATCTTAGCAGCAATTCCATGATCTGGAATATCAGTTTGCATGGAATTAATAATAGCCATGTTATCCGCATGTTGACCTAATTTACTCCATACTTCGGAAATATGCAACCCAGACTTACCAAATTGTGGAAAATTAAAAGGAGATGCAAGAAGGTTCCCATATTCTCCTTTTTGTCCGTCACGTTTTTGTAATTCTGGTTTATAATCAAATGTGTCCACATGGCTAGGTGCGCCACTAGCAAATAACTGAATAACTGCTTTTGCTTTAACTGGAAAATGCGAAGGTTTAGCAGCAAGAGGAGAAGATGCTTCAGCAGTAATTGAATCTAATCCCAATAAAGAGGCTAAAGATAACCCACCCATTCCCCAACCAAAATTATTTAAAAAATCTCTTCTGGTTGTATATTCATTGTTGTGATTTCCGCAGTCTTTCATAAATTATTTTTTGGTTTTTTTATTTATTTTCTTTTTGTTGGAATCTTTTTTTTGTGGAAATAATCCACGACCTATTGTTTGATTAGCTCCTCCCATTCCTTGAAATGGCATGGTAACATTTAAAGGTGTATTTGGTCCTCCAGCATATGCAGTTCCTGTGGCATATTTTCCAGAAGTAAAATCATAGTTATAATCTTCTAGTAATCTTTTTATTAGATCATCAAACTTCATAGTTATATTTAGTTAAATATTCTTATGAATATAAGTAATTATCATTTGGGAGATGTCTATCAAGAAAAGGTATTATTGCGTGAATGGAATAGTCCTGTAAATGATACTAAAAATTCATATCAAGTCACTGCTTCTATGAACGGACCCGGTAATGGACCAACTACAGGAGCCACTGATACTAGTCCTAATAATTTTGATACTAATGTAATGTTTCCAAAAGGTCAAGAAATTTCCAACGAAATGAAGAAAAAAATGTTGGTCAAGTTTTTAAAAGACGAAATTGACAACGGAAAATTCAAAGAAGCTACTAAAAACAAGTTCAAAGAACTATTAGATCATTTACTCGAAAAGAAATCAGCCGAAGAAGCCCCACCAAAGAAAAAGAAATAATTATTCTTCGTCAATTACTTTATCTACTAATATAGTTAAGGAATGAATTAAACTTAACAAGCTATCAGTTACCCAACATAGTGCTGATGTAGAAAAGGGAAACCATACTAGTTCAATACCGAATCCTTCTATACTATAAAGAAATGGTATCATGCTTAATCCAACCCAGAATCCCATACATAAACAACACTTGTATAGTTTTCTCAAAAATGGAAAAACTTCAGAAGTCTTCTGACGAAAACTTTCTAATATCGATCCGTATTTTAAAATTAAACACAATCCTATACTACTGATCCAATAATATAACATCATTAAATATTTACCTTTTTATAAACAACATCTTCTGGATTTGTATACTTTCCATAAGTAAGAGAAACCAAAATGTTT